TCCTTATGAACCGTATACACCCTCTACTGAAAGAATAGGCATCCCCCCAAACTTTGACGGGGATTCAGCTACGCTTTCTAATTATGAAGATCCTGAAACGCCTGAGTTCTTTAAGCGTCAAGCTGAAATTAAAGCCCGCATAGAAAAGCTCTGGAATGAATATGAACGCAGCGAGTTTAAACGTTTAAACTCTGCTGAAAAAAATTCTGCAATAGAGTTTGACAATAGCACCCCTTCTACAAAAGACGCTATAAACCCTAGCCATTACAAAGAAATGTATCCTGGCCTTCAATGGATGCATACTCAATGGTTTAAATCTGGCGATACCGCAGACCGTATTGCTATGTTGCTAGGCATTAATCTTTCTGATAATGAAAGATTTATAGTGCAAAGAGAAGTTTACATCGCTAAAAATGTAATGCAGTCAGACAAATACACTGCAAGGCTAGGTAAGAAAAATGCTGTATTGGAAGAACTTAGAAAGTCTCAATGGTATTTAAAAGCTGCCGAATTGGCAGACGCCGGTCCACACCACGAAGATGGCCGCCCTTTTCTCCCAGATGAAGTTTAAAATTTTTTATTGCATTACGTAAAAAATTTGCGTATAATTTCCCATATAAAGTATGGGATTCGCGTTTCAAAGCAGTAATCTCGTATGATAACACGCCGTAGTGCTGCAAAGACGGTTAGAGAGCTAAATCCTCTCTCGCGGATTCTTTAAAGCCTGCGGCTTTTTTATGCCTGAACATTGTACCCGTTTCAAAGGAGCAACAATGGATAAAGATATTTCAGGCTCTTTAGTATTTGATATTGAAAGCGATGGTCTGCTAGATGAAGTAACAAAGATTTGGCTGATTGCGGCAATAAATGTCAAGACTCAAGAGAGCGTTGTATTCTCAGATTATTCAGATAAATGTAGGCCGCTGTTAGAATTTTTTGCTTATGCAGAACAATTCAAACAGTTAATAAATCACAACCTGATTGGATTTGATTTAGCCGTTTTAAAAAAATTACACGGTTGGAAACCCCTGCCAGAACAAAAGCTAGTAGACACCCTGTTAATTTCTCAAGCTTTAAATTTTAAAAGGTTTAACCGCAGACACGGTGTTCAAGCTTGGGCAGAAAGCTACGGTGAACGCAAGGTAGAAATTGAACGTTGGGATGCTTGGGACGAAGCGCTCATTGAGCGCGGAGTACAAGATGTTAAGCTTAACCTCAGAATCTATCAAGACTTGTCTAAAGAAGTACAAACCATTGCTGCGCGGCATCCTGCTATTAAACATAGCATGGCTGCTCTTCACAGTACTGCCAGTTTTGTTGCTGAAGCGCATAGGGTTGGCTGGTTAATAGATAAGCCTGCACTAGAGCAAAGGCTAGCTGATATGCGTAATTTAATGCAACGCATGGAAAATAAAGTAGCGCCGCATTTATTAGGTATTTATAAACCTAAATTTACTATTCCGCATTGGGATCGGGATGTCGCTTTAGAAAAGACCAGCAGCGGGCAATACGTCAAATATAAACCCTGGGGTGAAATTAGGCTGCCTAAGTACACTAAAGACGGTGGTTATCAAGTCCACACGGCTAGGGCTTTGGGTGTTGAGCCTGAAAACGCTAAAAGCAAAAACCCAATAATATTACCTAAATGTGAATTCACGCCATTAGAATTCATACCGCCAAAAATGTCATCTAACGACGATCAAAAGCGCTTACTACGCCGCATCGGTTGGGTACCTATTGACTTTAATCGTAAAAAGCAAAACAATCGTTGGGTCAACACTTCTGCAAAGCTTTGTGAACCCTCTTTACGCGCTTGCGGTAAATTAGGCGTTTGTATACACGTTTATAATGTAACGTCTAGCCGCTATAGCATCTTACAGGGTTGGTTAGACGCTTTAGATGAAAACAATTACATTCATGGAGACGCGAGTATAGTCGGTACGCCTACTTTTCGACTCCGCCATAAACTAGTAGCCAATATTGTTGGGCTTGATTCCCCTTGGGGCCGATGCATACGCAGGCTGTTTATTTGTAAACCGGGAGAAGTAATTGTCGGTGGTGACAGCGCGGGTAATCAAGCACGAGCACTTTGCCACTACATTGATGATGATCAATTTACTCACGATAACCTAGCAGGTGACCTACACAGTAAAAATGCTGAAAACTTAACTACAGAGCGTGCTACAGTAGCTAGACCTGTAGCAAAGCGTTGGTACTACGCATTTTTGTTCGGGGCGGGAGGTAACAAACTATCTAGATACGTCTTAGGCTACAATGACTATGAATTTGGTATGATGCTGAAAGAAATATTTTTAGCGGCTAACCCTAAGCTAAAAGCCCTTGTTGAGAAATTAGAAAAAGTTTATGAGACTAATTTGCGTATTAGCAATGGTGAAAAGGGGGGTATCCCTGCGTTAGATGGTAGACTCGTTTACCTAGACAGCACTCACAAAGCTCTGAACTATCTTTTGCAATCTGCCGAAGCCATCACTTGTCAAGCGGCTCTCCATTACGCGGTAACCGAGCTAAACAATCAAGGTATTTGGTATTCGCCTAGGATTTTTATGCATGATGAAATGCAAGTAGTTTGCCATCCTGAAGACGTTGAAAAAGTCAAAGAGATAATGATTGCTGGCTTTCGAGAAGCGCCTAAATTATTTGGCGTAAATATAATGGATGGTGACGCTAAGGCGGGTACATCCTGGTTGGACACGCATTGAGAGGATTCTAGTATGAAATTTGAAAAAAGGTTTTTGCAAGGTTTGGTGTTTGACGATTTTGACACTAGTGAAACTGAAATTATTTTGATAGAAACCGTTGGCAAACGCCGTTGGGTAAATGAAAAACGCACTGTTTTCAAGCATGAAGGTTTCTTTTACGAAACATTTTGGGATCAGGCTGCTACAGAACAGCAAGAGCAAGAGCCCTTTGAACTTGAAGCTGAGATGATTGAGTGTCACAGAGTCGAACCTGTAGAAGTTACGGTTATAAAATTTAAAAGGTGCACAACACAGGGTTAGCAATGATGGCTGATGATAAATGGGTAGCATTGATAGATGTTGACGGCATGGTACATGCTGCCCAATGGAAAAATACGATAGAAGCCTCTATCGGCGTGTTAGACGCCATGATACATGATGCCATTACCGATGTCTTTGCAGACAAGTATCATATTGCCTGTAAAGGCGCTGGCAATTTTAGGAATATGCTTTCACCAAGGTACAAACAGCATCGTAATCGCAATGCAGAGTTAGAAAAACACCTTGCTGCCTTACTAGGCCATGCTAAACAAGCTTGGGGGGCTGTCCCCGCTTACGGGTTTGAAGCAGACGATCTTATTTGCAGCTGGCGTTGGTATTACGAGCAACAGCCGGGATGGACCCCCATTATTATTGCCAACGATAAAGACATGTTAACTGTATCAGGGCATCATTACAATTATCGTAAAAAAGATTACATGCTTATTGGCAAAGAAGAAGCTTATTATCGGTTTGTTTTACAGCTATTAGAGGGCGATCAAACCGATGGCATACAGGGCATCCCCGGCATAGGTCCTAAAAAGGCTAAAGCCATCCTTGCGGAAACTCAGCCAGAACAATATTTAAAAAGGATTCGGGAAGAGTATGCAAACTATTATGGTAAATCAGGCTTAACAGAGTTGCAGCTAACGGCAGATTTAATTTATATACGCCCTCACGCTAATTCTAGATTTATTGTTTAACGTTTTATTGTTTTTCCATTGAAGTAGGTTATAATAGGTTTGCAACGGGGTTTTCATTGACCTATCCTGCAGGTGCTGCCCCTCCCTGTGTTGCAAAATAAGGGGCATTATTATCTATGACATTTAGCAACGGCCATTGGGACGCAGAAGTTCAGCTTGGAGACAAGCAGTGGTTTGGATTTCTGTATCTAGTTGCTAATGTAAAAACGGGTAAGGCTTACTTGGGCCGAAAGGCTTATTGGCGCGGTGGCCGCAAAACTGTAGTAAAAAACGGTTGCCGTATTCCTAATCCTGCTCTAGGAAAAACAACGTCTTGGCGCACTTACAAAACTTCTTGTAAACCCCTATTAGCTGAAATTAAAGCTAAACCTAAAGATTTTAAATTTTTTGCTTTAGCAGAATTTGCTAACAAAACTGACCTTCATTACTGGGAGGCTGCTTTGATATTTGAGTATCAATGCTTGCTTACTCCTGCGTATTACAACAATCATTGTCCCGAAATATATGTATTGCCCGCACAACAAGATGACCGTTGGCGTCATGATGCCCACGATTTAATTCGATATTGGCGGGTAAAATTTGACAAGGAAGTAAACGATGGTGGAACCATATTATGAACCCGAAGAAGTATTAAAAAGTAAATTAGCTTGCCCTGAAGAAAACTGCGGGTCTTCTGACGCTTTAGTTCTTTATGAAAAACATGCACATTGCTATTCTTGTAATACAAGGCTGTGGCCAGATCAATTGCCAAAAGAGTATCAAGATTATTACACAGAAGCAGGCCTCTCAATTAAAACTCATGACAACGCGCTTCAAGCGCCTATTACAGAGGATAGTTTAGAAACTCAACCGAGCTACACCCCAGATAACGCTGCTACACAAGAACTTTTAGATATTGTAGAAAATCATAGCTGTAGAGGTTTCAAAGATCGTGGTATTTTAAAGCCTGTTGCAGAGCATTACGGTTGCCGGGTTAGCTACGATGAATACGGTGAAATTGATAAGCATTATTACATTCACTACAAAGACCTCGGCGGCGGCCATTATAAGCCTGTAGGCGCTAAAGTTAGAATACTGCCTAAAAAGTTCTATAGTATAGGAGACACTGCTCACTTATTCGGTCAACATTTGTTTGAGCCTGGAGGTAAGCGTATTGTAATTACTGAGGGGGAGCTCGATGCATTAAGCATTGCTCAAATGAGCTATATAAAGTACAAGACTTTTTACCCAGCGGTAAGCATACCTAACGGGGTAAACGCTGAAAAAGTATTGCTTAAAAACCGTAAATACCTTCGATCTTTTGAAGAAATTGTAATATTCTTTGATCAAGACGAAGCGGGTCAAACTTCCGCGCAAAAAGTAGCTAAGCTGTTAGGTGTAGATAAATGCAAGATAGCTACACTAGCCGCAAAAGACCCTAACGAAGTGCTTAAAGCTAACCCCGCAGATCATGAAAATAATTGGAAACCGCTGTACACTGCGGTGTGGAATGCTGCAACTTGGAGTCCCGCCGGTCTGCTAGACTCTGATCAATTATGGGAACGCTACCTAGAGAATAAAGTTCAGCCCTCTATTAAATATCCTCCCGCGCTGCATTCGCTAAACAAAGCGCTAAAGGGCATACGGCAGCACGAAATAACAATGTTTATAAGCGGTACTGGTACCGGTAAGAGTGTTGTTAGCCGTGAAGTGTTATTGCATTTGCACGATATGCCTAACCGTGATGCTCGCATAATTGCGTTAGAAGAGAGCGCAGCAGAAACGTTTACGGCTTTAGCCGGTATGTATCACCATGTAAATATTGCTGAAACCGATATTACTAAGGAACAAGCCCGAGAAGCTTGGGAAGTAATGTTTAAAAATGGTAATTTACACGTTTTTGAGCACTATGAAAGCGAAGGCAATATGCTAGACACGCTAGAGTACTTTTGCGCTAGCGGTGCAACTGATATTACGCTAGACCATATAACCCTTTGGGCAGCAGAAGAAAACTTATCAGGCCGGTATAATAACGAAAACGCTAAGATAGACTATCTCATGTCAGGCCTTCGAAAGCTAGCTCAAAAGTATCCAGTCCATTTCTTTTTGATTAGCCAACTTCGAAAGTCTTCATCCAATGGGCAATCCTTTGAAGAAGGCGTGTTACCGAGCCTAGATGACATAAAGGGATGCTTGGCAAAAGGGACACCAGTTTTAAAATCTGATGGAAAAATTGAGTCAGTTGAAAATATATGTGTAGGTGACACTCTTATGGGGGGCGACGGTACACCACGTAAAGTGTTAAAGCTTTGTCGAGGCATTAGCCCTATGTATCGCATTACGATGAAAACTTCAGGAG